AATAATTAATAACAAGGAGTAAAAAATGGCAGTAACTAAAACCCTAACCACAGCCGTACCCTACAATTTAAACAGTAAGGTACAACAGTGGCAATTAGGCATGACCTATAATCAAGGCAGTAAAAGTGCAAGTCCCCCGACTTACTACGAAAGTAACTTTAATGTAACTGTCCCTGCGACTGATGAAGATGGCAACGTGAACTTCACGCCCAAAGCAGAAGGCAGTTGGACATTGGCACAACTGACGGCTTTATGCCCTGTGTCACAGTGGGATGACATATTTGCGAGTCAGTACGACAGCGTAATTACTAATCCCCCTGACGTTCCAGTACCCGACCCAGGTTACGTTATCCCTAGTTAAGCATGGCTTACGAAAGGGCAGAAGGTCAAGGCGAAGTTGACATCTATACGATGCCAGCTTTGTTTATGCTGAAAGCAGAAATACCAAAAAAGTTCGTAGAGGGCTTAAATGATTATCTGGATGAACTCCTAGAAGATGAAGAAAGGGAATCATTGGCGAAAACTTTGGTAGGACAAATCCATCAGGGGGAACAGCTTAATATTCCTCCGACTGACGATGAGCGTATTCAGCCTTATGTGGCGTATCTGTGTGATTTGGGAGCGACTTATATCAATCATTTTAGTCAGTCCACAGGGGTTATGTTTAAGCGTAATAAACAGATAGCCTTAGACGAACTCTGGTCGGTGCATAGTTTTGAAGGAGACTATAATCCTATACACGATCACGGCACTAAAACGATTATGGGTATTTCGACAACCACTTGGACTAAAGTACCACAACAGGTATTAGACCAGCCGACATCGGGAACGCCTGAGTACAGTTTATACAACGACTCAGGACACAGTGACGGCTGTTTAGCTTTTAGTTACGGCAGAAATAGTTTAATAGATACAGATAGGCTGTTTCCGCCACAAAGTTGCGTGGTTAAGCCAGAAATAGGGGTACAGTATATGTTTCCTAGTGGTTTACAGCACATGGTATATCCTTTCTTCGGAGAGGGTGAGAGAAGAACAGTAGCAGCGAATTTGAATTGCTGGGACATACAGGAACAACAATGACAGAAGAAATAACAGTAGACCCAGTAGAAACAACGGAAGTGAATGTAGATCCTTTAATAACAACTAAATTAGCTTATGTAGAAAATTTGCAAAAAGAACTTGAAGGGATTCAAGAACAGATGGCTTCCTTACAATATCAAATGGATATTAGAGTAACGGCTTTAACAATGTATCAAAGTACATTGGAAATTAAAGAGGAAGAGGAGCCAAAGGCCAATGGCAAAGACGATAGCTAGGAAAACCACCGTGGAAGTAGCAGCCGATTTAGATAAACATGAAGCGGTCTGCGCTGAAAGATGGCGGGAAACTATTTATCGCATTAAAAGATTGGAAGTATTAATATTAACCACGTTGTTATCCCTCGTAGTAGGTATGGCAACAATTTTATCAGGACAGGTGTTTTAAAATGATTTGGACAATAATAACAATAATCGTATGGATAATTGCAGTGGCTTCGGTCATATCTGCGATTGCTCCTTACACTATCAATACAAAAGACGATACTTTTGCAGGGAAAGTACAAAAAGTCATAGACTTTTTGGCCTTAAATCTTAAAAAGAAATAATGAGCGATGCCCTACGCCAAGTATATATTCAAACCCGGAATAGATCGTGAAGGAACTGACTACAGTAACGAAGGTGGTTGGTACGACGCGAATCTAGTACGTTTCCGTAAGGGGCGTCCGGAAAAAATTGGCGGTTGGCAGAAAGCAACTGGTAATTACTATTTAGGCACAGGGCGTGCATTACACGGTTGGGTCGATCTTGCTGGGACGCATTATCTTGGATTGGGAACCACTTATAAATACTATGTGGAACTCGGAAGTGCTTTTAATGATATAACTCCTATTAGAACTACGACCTCAGCAGGGGATGTTACTTTTTCTGCAAGCGATGGGGATGCTACCATTACGGTAACTGATGCAGATCACGGAGCCGTAGCTAATGACTTTGTTACCTTTAGCGGTGCGGCTACTTTAGGAGGTCTTATCACAGCTGCGGTACTCAACCAAGAATACCAGATTGCTACCATTACGAATACCAATGTCTATACGATAGAAGCTAAAGATACTGACGGAGATACTGTTACTGCGAATAGCAGTGACAGTGGCAACGGTGGAAGTTCCGTCGTTGGGGCCTATCAAATCAATGTCGGTTTAGACGTTTACGTAGAAGGCACAGGTTGGGGTATGGGTTTATGGGGATCAGGCGGTTGGGGTAGCGTAGGTACTTTAGATGATACCAATCAACTGCGTTTATGGTCGCATGATAATTTCGGTGAAGATCTAATAATGAATGTACGGACCGGAGGTATTTACTATTGGGATGAATCGTCTGGTACCGGCACCAGAGCCGTCGCCCTTAGTGCAATATCAGGAGCTAATTTAGCTCCGACTAAAGCTTTACAGGTATTAGTCTCAGAAAAGGACCGACATGTTATTTGTCTCGGTGCGGATCCTTTAAATGCGGGAGGCACGGCCAGAACAGGTGCTATTGATCCAATGTTTATTGCATGGAGTGACCAGGAAAATGCCGCCGATTGGGAGCCAAAAGCAACCAATACAGCAGGATCATTAAGCATTTCATCGGGTTCCGATATTATTGGGGGGCTGTCTTCCAGGGAAGAAATCCTGATTTGGACGGATATTTCCATGTATTCCATGTCCTACATCGGTCCTCCTTTTACCTTTGGCATTAATTTAATCAATCAAGGAGTAGGCCTTATTGGACCCAAAGCTGCGGTCAATACTCCCGATGGTGTGTATTGGATGGATAGAAAAGGGTTTTATAAGTATGCCGGGAGCGTGCAATTGGTTCCTTGCAGTGTGCATTACTATGTGTTCAGTGACTTTAACCAAGAACAATCCTTTAAGACCTTTGGCTTTTTAAATAAACAATTTAACGAAGTGGGATGGTTTTATCCATCAGCAGACAGTACGGAAATAGATCGTTATGTGGTTTATAACTATGGCGAAGGCATTTGGACGATTGGTCAATTAGCGCGTTATGCGTGGCTGGACGAAGGCTTATCAACTTATCCAAGGGCCACCGGCGAAGCAAGCTCCACACAGTATCTGTATAACCATGAAAACGGGAATGATGCCGATGGTTCTCCCATGGATAATGTGTATATTCAATCCAGTGACTTTGACATGCAGCCCGATGGGGACTACTACACCTTTATTCGTAAAATCATTCCCGATGTGAAATTCACCGGCGACGGTGGATCCGATCAAACCATTAACTTTGTACTGAAATCAAGGGATTTTCCGGGGGACAGCTTGACCACGGACACGACACAAACCGTTACCTCTACTACGCAGAAATTGGATACACGCGTACGCGCACGACAACTGACTTTCAGGGTGGAATCCGATGATGATAATTCAGCCGGAGCGCGTTTAGGCGTAGGTTGGCGTTTGGGTGATACGCGTATGGATGTTAAGCCCGATGGACGCAGGTAATGGGAAAGCTATTAGAAACGCGTTTGCCGATTGCCGTTAGCGAAGTTGATCCAGGGATATACAACCGCATGGTGCGTATCCTGGAGATTAATTTGGGTCGTTTTGATACCACGGCAACGCCTGAATACAACGATACGCAAGTATCACAAAATAAATTTAATGCAGGGGATATAATATGGAATACCAACAAAAGTGTTTTACAGGTATACACGGGAAGTAAATGGCAAGATATATCAACCAGAACGGAAGTTGGTTTGGAAGCAACTGGTTATGCAGGCACTTTAACCGTAAGCACGAACGGAGCCACGACGATCAATCTGAAATGAACACAGTGGCATTAATGAAGGAATTAATGTTAGACGAAGGCTATAGACAAGAAATATACGCAGATCCTTTAGGTCATCTTACCTTTGGGGTGGGCCATTTAATAACTGAAAACGACGAAGAATATGGAAAAGAAGTAGGAACGCCTGTAAGCAAAGAACGAATTGAAGAGTGTTTAGAACAAGATATAAAAATTGTATGTAACGAATTGGATTTAAAAGAACCGTGGTGGCGTAGTTTAGATAGCAATAGGCAACGAGTAGTGGCCAATATGTGCTTTAACTTAGGTCATCCCCGGTTTAATAAATTCAAAAAATTTATTTATGCCATGCAGACTTCCCAATGGGAAAAAGCCGCTGAGGAAATGATGGATTCAAAGTGGGCTGAACAAGTAGGTGAGCGGGCAATAAGATTAAAGGATAGGGTGCTATGCCGATAAATAAAGTAGAAGGGGGCTGGAAAATAGCCAATACCAAAGGACTTTCTCCTAGTAAAAAGGCTGCGAAAAAGCGTCTAAGAGCCATAAAAGCAAGTCAAAGTGCTAGGAAAAGTGGTAAAGTGTCCAACTATAAAAAATCATCGAGGAGGCCCTAATGGCCAAGAAACGCTGATGAGTATTGCTGAAACCCTTACCGGGGTAGCCGGAAAGGTATTGGATAAATTTGTCCAAGACAAGGATTTAAAAGCTAAGTTAGACCACGAACTGAACATGGCTTTTCACGAAGCCAATTTGGCTCAA